ATGGATAGGATCCTAGAAAAGAGTGAAAAAGAGACACTATTGCAATTATTAGAGCTCAATTCTCAATGTTTCTGCAACTTTCCAATTATGAGAACTGCTTATAAGAGAGCATCTAAAAAATTGCATCCTGATAAAGGGGGTAGCACTCAGCAAATGATGCTTCTTAATTCTTTATGGCAAAAATATCAAGAAGGCATAATTGACCTCAGAAATACTCAGGTATGTGCTGCTACAATGGATGATCTGAATGATGTGACTCTAGGTGAAGCTTATGGTTGCAAGTTTAAAGATGTCATGCTAAAAACCCCGCAGTGTTTAGTTAGAGGGCCAAATAATTGCAAGTGCATAACAAGCATCCTATATAATCAGCATATATTGCTCAAGAAGTTGTGTTTAAAACCTTGTCTGCTCTGGGGTGAATGCTACTGTCTCTTTTGCTTTGGCTTGTGGTATGGTCTACCTTTGAATTGGAGCACCTTTGAAGTATGGATTGCTATCCTAGAAGAGGTACCAAAAGCGCTGCTGCAGCTCGAGGATCTAAGTAAGTATCATTTTATTTAGTAGCTTTCTGTGTGCCTTATGTCAGTTAATGTTTGTCTGGCTTTTAGGTATATTCTGATTCCTATGGAACACCCTCCTTCAGAGCCAAGTATGCAGCGTGGGCAAGCAGTGGAGTATTTACCCATGAGAGCCCTGACTTCAGATCAGATTTATACTGTGATGAATCCTCTTCAGATTGCTCCTCCGACTCCCCCGAGGAAGCCCCCCAAGAGACCACCCAACAATCCAGTGGATATCATAGTTATCCATTCCAATTCTCAACCCCCGAACCCACCCCCTCTACCTCCCAAGAAGAATCAACCTCGGCGTTCAGTGAGTCTGAACACTCCCAAACTTCGGGAGAAAGAAATGGAAGATCTGAAGACTGCACTCCACAAAAAAGAAGACGAACTACTCAGAACCTGGATGGATCTCATCCTAGCTCGCAAGCTAGCTTTGCGAGTACGCCGCCAAAAACAAAAACAACAAATCCTGATAGCCCTACTGATATTCCTTCTTGTTTGTCTGATTTTGTTAGTCATGCTGTATTTTCTAATAAGACTGTAAATTCTTTTATAATTTACAGTACCTTAGAAAAAGCTGCTGTACTCTATGATAAGATAGAGAAGCTAAAAATAGAATTTAAAAGCTTGCATAAATGGGAAAACTCAGGGTCTGGACTCTTGCTTATTATGACAACAACTAAGCATAGGTTATCTGCTGTTAAAAACTTCTGTCAAACTTTTTGCACTGTATCCTTTTTAATATGCAAGATATTATTAAAGCCATTAGAGTGTTATAGGTGTATATGCAAACCTCCCTTTCATGAATTGAAGTGTAGTAAAGTTTTAAGCTGCTCAGATTTTGATGATGGGAAAGAAGAGACCTGTAACTGGAATAAAGTTGCTGAATTTGCAGTAGAAAGTGATATAGATGACCCTCTTTTAATCTTAGCACATTATCTAGACTTTGCATTAGCTTATCCTTGCATAAAGTGCTTAAAACCTAAAACTAGGGCCCATGAGGCACATCAAGAACATCATGCTAATGCTGTATTATTTGAAAAGGCCAAAAGTCAAAGAGCTATCTGTAATCAGGCTGCAGATATTGTGTTAGCAAAAAGAAGGCTATTATTACAAGAAAGTACAAGGGAAGAACTGCTTGCTAGGGCATTTGAAAAACAATTAAATAAGCTAAAGAAGATAGATGAAATGGAAATAATTAATTATATGGCTGGTGTGGCCTGGTATGCTTGTTTATTTGAAGAATTTGATGTAAAATTGTATACAATGCTAAAACTATTAACTCAGAATATCCCAAAACAAAGAAATATCTTATTTAGAGGGCCAGTCAACACAGGCAAGACTACTCTTGCAGCAGCAATAATGGACCTAGTGGGTGGAAAAAGCCTTAATGTTAATTGTCCTGGAGATAAATTAAATTTTGAGCTTGGCTGTGCCATAGATAGATTTGCAGTTGTCTTTGAAGATGTAAAAGGCCAAAATACTCTAAATAAGAAGCTTCAACCAGGCCAAGGGATCTCTAATTTAGATAATATGAGAGACTATCTAGATGGAGCTGTACAGGTAAACTTGGAGAAAAAGCATGTAAATAAGAGAAGCCAAATTTTCCCTCCTTGCATTGTAACTATGAATGAATATTTACTTCCAGAAACTTTGTATGTAAGATTTCACATGAAATTAGGCTTTGTACCTAAAACTAATTTGCAAACAGCACTAGATAAGACTCCTTGTTTACTTGCTAACAGAATACTGCAAAGTGGACTAACATTGTTTTTGTTGTTAATATGGTATTATCCTGCCAGCCATTTCTTTCAAAGTATAAGAGAAGAAATTTCTACCTGGAAAGCTATTGTAGAAAAAACTGTTACTCATGCTATGTTTTGTAATATGCTAGAGAATGTAGATGTAGGGGAAAGCCCCTTGCATGGTATAATAGAAGAAGAAGATACAGGTGATGATTAAATAAACTTGTTTTATTGAACTCATAAAGTGCAAGTGCATTTGCATTGATTGGCAGTCAGTTTCTTTCTGGGGTTTTGGTTTTGTTTTGTCCAAACTGGTCAATGTATCTTCTAAGGTCTGGATCAGCAGGTAATGCTTCCTTTCCACAGTACACTCTCACTTCTTCTACTTGGTTATTTGGTCCAGACATGGGTTGACCATCCATTTTGGGCATTAGGCCTGAAAATAGGCTTCCCAGCAATGAGGTAATGGGGTAGGGGTTTTTCACAGCTCTTTTTCTTAGTGTTATCTTGAAATATCTAGGTAGGCCTCTGAATCTAATTCCAGAATTGGCCTTTTGAGAAGCACCAACAATATCAGCAGCAGAAATAAAGAGACCATCTCCTTTGCAGAGTGGGCCTACTCCATTTTCATCTAATAGTACAGTGGTTACACTGTTAGTAAATTGTAGGGTGGGAGGTGTAGTTAACCCACCCACCACTGTCCCATAATATCTGCTATTTTCATTTCTAGATGGATCTGGGCTCCACTCCTCAATAGGATAATGACCATCTTTATCTAATTGGGCCTTAGCAGCCTGCACAAGTCCTTGCAATTTATTGATGTTATTAAGAGGTAGTTTTACAACATCATTTACATGGGTGATCACATCTGGCATTAGCACTTTATAGTTCACTTGAGAACTATTTTCTAGGCCTTGCAAGTCCAGGGGCTCTCCCCCCACAGCAAACATATGGAACTGAATCCCCTGCAAAGGTTCTCCTGCTCCTCCTGAGGTGTGCTCCTTTGCTTCTTTAGTATGCACATCAATCAATACTCCAGCCCCCACCACCTCAGTTTTGCAAGATACAGCCTCCCACATTTGCAAAGTTTGACAGGTCATATCTTCATTTAGCAGTGGAAGTTGTACTCTAGCACAGCTGTAGGTGGGTTGCAGTGAATTTCCCAAAGGTGAGGAGGTAGAACCCCCATCAGCTTGATGCACCACTTCACTCCACCCATACCATTCTTTGTGCAAACCTGTGTTTGGATCATTTATGCCCATCCTAGGCTGCAGGTACAGCTCTATTTCTGTGGTAGTATCAGGCCCTGTCACAACATTTAGGACTTCCACTCCTCCTTTAACCAATAGCCTAGGTACAGGTACAGGTACAGGACAGCTTCTTGGCATACATTTCACTGGTGGACATGGTTGTCTCTGAGGTTGGCAATTACTGGCATAGCGGGGTCTTTTCTTCGGAGCCATTTAACCTTAAAACCAAAGCCAGAAGCCAATCAGGAGTTACATTATGGTGTGTTCCCCCTGGACTAGATACATATTGAATAACATCTCCACTTTCCTGACTGGGATCACTGGTGAATACCTGTTGTACCACCCACCTAGACTCAGGACTGGAAAGAATTTCACCAAAGGTATGAAGCAGCTTTGGGTCCAGTTGCAACAGCTCATCAGGTAGATTAGTATGTAAAGAATCACACCATAAAAGTGGATTCATCTGATGAGATAGGTTTACATGCAAATATCTCACAATATTGCCAAAGATACCCCTTAATTGACTTTCTAATTGACCCCTGTTTACATCAGCAACTTTTAGTCCCATCCTGATGCCCACAGAAATTAAACTGCTGATGCCAGTGACAGTTTGAAATAGAACTCCATAGCCAACAGTTTGAGAAAAGGTAGTAGCAATAAAGCTGAGCTGTGAAAATTGTTCTGCGGTCCACCCAAGTTGAGCTAATGCTTCTATTCCTGACAAGCTCTCTATAGTCATCAGGCTTGTGATTTCAGCCTCTAAAGCCGCGAGAGCTTCTCCAGTTAAGAGGGTTTCCACAGCTAATCCAGAGGCAGCACTCAGTTCTGTAGCCAGCATCACCATATCCACGATAGCAGACAATATTCCTCCCATTTCTAAACAAAAATTAAAAAATATTCTTACTTACAATCAATAACAAAGTCAAATCTTGTTTCTGCTTGGAAGGTCTCCTCTCCTGTTTGCTTTTGCCTGCCCGGTCACAACAAGGCTAAGCCCGCCCCTGCTTCCTCATTACTCACTGCCAAGGAGGAAGGAAACATCTGCTGACAATGCCTGTGTTTGTGTTGCTGTGTTGGCACGTCAAGATGTCATTTGGCGCGCCGCCGCAAGCATTTGGCGGGCAGCCGCACTGCATGGCAGCCTGCCTAAGGCAATTAGAGGAAGTTAAAGTGCCAATGTTCACAAGAGTTGCTGACAGAATAAGTGTGCAAAGCTTTTTTTTAAGCTTGAGAGAGGCCTGAGGCCTCCTGCCTCCGCCTTGGTATAAAAAAAGGAGAGAGGAGGGCAAGTCTGCTACTTACTTGCAGGGTGTTGTTGCTTGTCTCAACAGAGCAGGTAAA